CCGCTGCGGGTTCAGCTTACCATCCGACTGGATAACGTCGTCCTGCTCGTTGTTGGCAAACGCCTGTTGCAGCGTCTCAAAGACTTTTTGCTCGTTGGGGGACAGCTTGACGCCGCTAGGCACATCTTGCGTAAATACTGCGGCGATGTTCGTCGTCGGCTCTGTCGTGGCAGGCGCATCTTCAGCTACGACTGTCGTCGGCTCTGTCGTGGCAGGCGTAGGAGCGTCGACGGTTTCTTCCGCAGTAACCGCCACTGGAGCCTCGGCTGCTACGCGATCAACGTTTGTTTGGAAACCTGCGTACTTCTTACCGTTCAAAAGCTCCACGAGGGCGGGGTTAGTTTCCCGCCAGTTGTCGCCTAGCTTCTCTTTGGCGTACGTCTCAGCGCGCGCGTCCATACTAGACAGCGTCTCAGCGGCAGTTTCTTCCTTCGCTACGACCGGCGGCGTTGCAGTATCTTCCTGCGTTGCCGGAGTAGGTGTCTGTTCAGCCTCGGCAGGTGGCTGCTGCGCTTGTGCCGCGTCAGTGTTTTGTTCTGCCACGGCTTTATCGAGCATAGACTCGAAGCGTGACTTCTTGTTCGCACCGCGAGAGTAGATACCTTTACCGTCAGAAAGTAGCTGCGACAGTTCTGGATAGTTTTGCTCAAAGTCCTCACCAAGTTTCGCCACCGCGTCAGCACGTAGCTGCTCTTTCTTTGTCGGCTTCTTGGCTGGGGCGGCAACATTCTCCTGTGGCGCAGCATCAGTGGCAGTATCTCCTTCGGCGGCTTGGGTGGTGGGAACTTCGCCGCGAGCAACAGCTTCGGCGTGACTATCCAAAGCAGAGATATACTCTTCGGTAATCCGCGCATCCGTGGCGGCTTTGGTTTCTTTCTGATAGCCTTTGAGGAATGCTTTTGCTTCTGCTTCCACGTCGGCAGGATCGAAGACGCCCTTCTCGTTCAAGTTTGCCTCGAACGCTTTACCCAGTTCTGTCTCTGGGTTGCGAATGTCAGCTTGAAGCTGGTCGTTGATTACCTTCTGACGTCCTGCTACGAATTTCTTCCGCGGCGTAAACGTAGCTGCTGCCTCTCGGCGGATACGCGCCGTGGTTTCTGCTTCCGCTTGGGCCCGTAGCCCTTCCGCTTTCTCTTCTGCCAATGCTTGCGCTTCGAGCTGTGCGTCTTCTTCTGCGCGCAGCTGAGCTTCTTGCGTGTTAATGTCGGAGCCTTGGTTGGCTGGTCGTCGTAGTCCAAGAGCCGCTACATCCACTGGAGCACTTACACCTTCGGCGAGCGCTTCGATAATAACTTCACCTGCTTGGATTTCTCCATCCGTGGCTAACTGTGCAGCTGCTTCGCCGCCACCGCCACCGGCAACCTGAATACCCGACTGACGCGCAAGAGCCGCTCGAGTGAGCGGTGCCTTCGATGCAAGCCCTGCGGTTACGAGGTCCACTGCGCCGATAATAGCGCCACGGGTTTGACCTCGAGACGCTTGGTCCCGCATAAATTCTGTGTCGCTGACTGCGTCGAGCGCACCTTGGTCGTCGAGAAGGTTGTACCCCTCTTTGGAGGCTTCCGGCACCAGCTGGCCAAAACGCTCTTGGGCGTACCCAGAACCCGAAAATGCAGCGATACCAACGGTGGGGTTTTTTGTTACCGCCGTGGCGAGACCTGCACCGGCGATAGTTGGAAGTTGTTCCGCAGCGACTTGTGCCACGCCAGAGGCAGTCGCCAGAGGGTTCATTAATGCGGTGCCAAGACCGTCAATAAACCCATCTGATTCACTCAGCTCTTGAATTGCCTGTGCACCCGCTTGCGTCATTGGATAGTTTTGCTGCGCCTCGACAGACCGTTGTGCTACAGCCTGTGCGTTATCCGCCGCTAGTCCGCGAAGTTCTTGCTCAGTCTCCAGCGGGGCCGCCCATGACGGACGCCAAGTGGCAACTTTTTCCCACCAAGGGGCTTCTTCCCCTGTCTGCGCACGTTCTGCTTCTCTGGCCTCTTGGGCCGCTCGAGCATCAGCAAGGGCGGCAAAATCTTCCGCCATCATCGCGTCAGGAATACTGCGAAGGTTAGAAAGACCGCGCATACCAGCATTGCCGAGCCCTTCAATAAACCCAACGTCGTCAGTTGGGGTAGGAGCGCCTGAACCCACGCGGGCTCGTGCCGCGTCTAGGATAGCTTGCTGGCGCTCGGTAAAACCCCCTTGGCTACGTTCTTCTTCCTCAACAGTCCCTGCTAGGCGGTTCCTAGCTCTGTCCAGAATGGCTTGTTGGGCTTCAGTAAACGCCATGCTGTTTACTCCTTATTGAAACGCTGCTTTTTCTTCGTCGCTCAAGCTCAGCCAGACCGAGCCTTCAACCCCCGCCGGTGGAGCACCGGGCATACGCATGACTTGCATATAGTGACCGATAGCATCCATTTGCTTCACGCGCCCACCGTCACCTTCGCCAAGGATGGCAAAGGCTTCTGAGGCTTGCAGGTTCGCCAAGCCGCGCTGCGCAATCTCTTGAGACTTACCAAGGCCGCCCTTTGCCGCCTCTATCTCTTGCAGCGTTTGGGCTGTCTGCGCTTCCACCAGTGTGGTTCTTGCCCGCGTGGCGTCTTGCGCAAGCATTTCGGTAAAGGCTTGACGGTCAATCAGTGTAGTCTGGGACTCAGTCTTATCTGTATTGGCGAGCGTTTGGTTAAGGTCCGCAACGGATGCCGCCACGGCGAGCGCGTTACTTGGCTGTTGAATTTGTGTGGCTAGCTGCGCAAGAATCTGTTGTTCAGCGGTATCTCCACCGGCAGAAAATAACTCCCGAACCGCATCACCGCGGGTCTCCATGACCCGAACAGTACCGTCTTCATCGCGCTGAATAGCAAGAGTGTTGCCGTCGTCGACACCATCGTACCACTTGATACCCGCGTCGAGACCTTGCCCTAAAGCATTAAGACCTGCTTGAGTAAACTGAGCGCCCTCGTTCGCCAGTGTCTCTAGGCCCATCTTCTGGATGGTTGAGATCAAAGTTGCTTTGCGTTCATAAGGGAGATCGCTCTGCTGAATTTCTGCGATGGCTGCGGCGTCTGCTTCTGCGCCGGTCTCAAAGTTTGCACTCATAACCCGCGAGAGGATCATGTCTTCCGTCGTAGCGTTCTCCAGTGCGGCTTCAGCGGTGTTGATACCGAGGTTGGCCTGCGCGATGGTCAACGCATTTGTGCTTTTAGCCGCGTCTTGGTCACTACCCTGCGTGGCTTCGGCGTTTTCTGCGTCAGTCTGTGCTCGGTCGGCGTTTGCTCCGGTGAGATCAGCATTGTTTTGCGACTGATCTATTCTGGAGTCTACGGTCCCTTCCCCCACGTCGGCGTTCGATCTCGCGGTCCTCGCGGCGGCGTCCGCAGAAGCCACATCGGAGTCGAAAGTCGCCATACCAAGGTCGTAAGCCAGTTGGCTATTGAGGTTGCCGATCCGAGTTCCCTCATTAGCTAAGCCCAGACCTTCTAGGCGGAGGGGTTGCGTGGCGGCTCTATCACCCACAAGGCTGTAGCTGTTTGCGGCACTGGCGTTACTAGCGTTTGCACTAGCATTCGCAGCATTTGTCTGCCCGCGCATCAGACCCGACTGGAGCGCCCCTCGTTGGGCGATGAGCTCCTGCATGATGCTTTGGTTAATTGTGTTCTCACGGTCTTTAGCTTCTAAATCAGCAAGTTGTCCGCGTACCGCTAAGCCTTTTTCTGCGTTGCCGTATTTGGTGTAGATGTCGCCAAGGGCTTTATACCGAGCTTTCTCCAGCGCAGAGCCTTCGAGACCCGCGCCTAGTCCACCTTCGCCGGTGAACTTCTCGTCGTTCATAATACGGGACGTCTCAATGTTTTGAGCCGCCTTGTTAAATGTATCGTAGACAGAGTTAAAGTTGTCAGAGAACTGCTGCCATCTGGATTTACGGGCCATTAGCGGACCTCCTCAAGTTCAATGCCGAGCAAGTCGTACTTAACGGCCATAAAGCCGAGGTCGGTGTCGTACACTGCCTCTGGATGTGTAATCAAAACTTCGTCCGCCATGACGCCACGGAAGCGACGAGACGTGTCACCCTTGTAGTTGAACTCGTACAAGTTCAGCTCGGTTACTTCGTCGACGCCGACAAGCTCGATGTTTTCTTTAATCCGGCGATCTGATCCGCCAAACGCGGTGTAAACAGAAGCCGCGCCGCCCAGTGCACCGCCGATGTCTCCTAGGAAGCTGTCTTGAGTATTGATGTAAGTGCTTGTCTGGTTGTTGAGTACATTGCTCAACCCTTGAATCTGCATGTTCTGACCCGCGGCGATGGTGCCAGAGCCGATAGCCATGTTGCCCATGTAGTTCTGACCCGCGGACTGAGCGTTTTGACCAGCCATAGAACCCGCGCTGGATGCGCCACCGTAGGCAGCGCTTGAAGCACCAGCAAGGCCGCGACCGAGACCCGCAGCGTCTAGCTTTCTTGCATAGCCCATCTGCTCAGCTTGGTTCCGTGCGCCAGTCATAGCGTTCGCGCGCATCGCAGCTTGCTGTAGACCCGTGGCGTTCTGCTGTGCAGCGAAGCGACCCGAGTTGGGGTTAACCCCCATCGAAGCCATTGCGCGTTGGTTCTGTTGTTGCGAAATACCAAAAGCTCTACCGGCGTCCGCCGCAGCGCGTCCTGCCATATCTTCGCGGTAAGCCTCTGTATTAAAACGTTGAGCGTCTGCCACGATAGACCGTTCTAACGGGCGGTAGGTATCTCGCTGGTAGTTATAATAATCGCGCGCTTGACCCATCTGCTCGTTCTGAGCAGCCATCTGCTGCGCCGCGATCCCCTCAAGGATGGGCGCTGAACGATCATACTGTTCGCGGGCAAACGCCAATTGCTCCCGACCTAAGTCGGCTTGAATGCGAGCAGCTTCCGCACTGGCTTTCGCCAGTGGCTCATAATCTGGGGGTGGCGGATTACTCTTACCCATTTTTTCTTCCTCTGCGATAGTTACCGGGCCAAAGAACACGCATAATGACGTCTTGCCCGCTGTCTCCAGCGCTTTTCATCACGCCTTCATCAACAAATCCTATATGGCTCGTGATCTTTAAACTCTTGTGGTTGGTCGCTTCCACGAAAACCGTCAATCGCCTAAGACCCAACTGCCCAAACGCGTACGCATAAGCGTGGTCGAGCAGCTCCGAAAAGCCCCTAGTGGGTTTGCTGACGGCGATGTGGCAGGTAGCGTTCGAGGCTCCTACGTTGTTGTAGACAACCCCACTTACCAACTCACCACCGAGTTCAGCGCCCATCGCGTAATAGTCGCCCCACGAAGCCAATTGCCCGACCCGTTCAGCGACCCAAGTCCCCACTCTGTCTTTCTCGTCGAAAACTAAACGCGACTGTGACATAGGTAGACCTGTTTACACGTTAACATATTAACTCGTAGTAGCATAGACCCTCCGGACGTGAAACATAATTTCTCATATTACGGGCACAACCAGAGAATTTGGGTTCTGATAGTGGGTCGTCAGAGAGTTTCTAAAGTGCGTAGAACGAATAATTGAAATGGAATGATTTTCCACTGCTGTGACTTCATCCGCTGTCATGCCCGCCATAACCCACTGTTCCAAAACTGAGTCGGTGATCTCGTCGATTGCTAAATACGTCTCTTCCGTGACCGCGTCTACGTTAAGCTCTTTAACAAAATAGTGCACCGCTTCTCCGTCAGGGTAGCTAGAGTGTGTGATTTTCCAGTGCGCTTGAACGAATTGAACAAGGTTGGGCCATCCGTAATAATTGTCGTGGGTCTTTACTAGGTCTACTACGAACTCTTTTGTAAAAGCCATGTTGTCTCCTTTCGCTTCGCGCTAGGGTTGTTAAAGAGGAATAATTCTTTCGAAAGACCCCACCGAGTAGTACTCCCAAACCCCGTTGTCAGTAGGTACAGAGGAGGAGAGATTATTCCTAAAGTATGTTTTGCCGTCGATTGTTAAAGAAGGCCCAGCACCTACAGTACCCCAGTATGTGTAAGATGTTCCATTTAAGTAAAGGACCAACACCCCCGTTTCGGGTCCGCCAACGTACGCGGAGTTATAGGCCCAGTACGTGGTGCTCGGGGCAGAAAACGAAATTGTGTTGTATGTTGGAGTGCCGCCGCTTCCGCCACCGCCGCCGGGGGTAGACCCTTGCGAAACGCTGATACCATAGTAGGACGCGTCTGTAACCATAAGCGTGACAGGGTTGTTTGTGTCAAACACCTCGTCGTTTTCGTAAACTTTAATAGATGGCGATGAGGCCACTGTAAGTTCGCCCGCGGCAAACCCCACTAGAGCGCCGCCGATTACGGCTAACGCGGCACCCCCCGTCAAAACAACTGCGATAATCCCGATCAGCGCGCCAAAAATACCGCCGTACCCGCAGCTACTGCTAGCGAACTGGTACGCACCGCCCGCAAAGTCGCTTTTCCACCCCGCAGTTACGGTCGAGGTATTGTTCGCCGCTTGGACAGTCCCGCGGAAAGATGACCACGACTGATACGCCCACGCGTTTTGCCTATCCCCGAACCCTAGAAAGCCGCAGCTAGTCTCGTACCTTCCCTCGTTCTTGTAGGCCAAACCGCCGTAGGTAGAAGGCACCACATGAAAGAGCTTTGTCGGCGTTATGGTAGTGCCCACGTTGAACGTATTGGTTTGATCTGACGTATAGTTTATGTGGCACTCAGCCCCCTGCGAGTTAGTGCAGGTTCCTCGTGGGCCTGTTTTGATATTGGTTGGGTGTGTTATAACCGCAACCCCATCTACTCGTAGAGGGCGATACTGGTTTTGGAAAATCAGGTCGCTAGAAGCGTCCCAAACGGAAAGGCCGTACCCGCTCGAGGAGACGTACTGTTGAATGTCTTTGATGTCTACGAACGCGAATAGCGACGGCGCGCTAGAACTCGAACCGCTAAACAAAACATTAACCACCCAAACACCGCCGCCGTCATTAACAATGTCTACAATCGCGACTTCTTGCCCGTCGAAGCTGGGGTGGTAGAAAGGAAGTATCTTATCCACGGTGGTAGGAAGCGTAATTTTGTACTGGGTTAAAAACCCCATATCATAGTTACTATCCTTCTCACCCTCGCTAATCGGGATAAAATAGTCCCCTTGGTATGTGGGCCTAACAGGTGTTTGCGACTGCGCCATAGTACCGTAGTACACCAATGAGGAATAGTCACTGTGCAGGTTTATGTAACCTTGGTCGTCGTAAACTTTTATTCCATAGCTAGCCATCTAACGTCCTAGCACGATATATTTGTGAGGGGTGGTGGCGGAAATACCGTTTATCGCAATCAACGAGCCGTAGTTAGCCCACGTGGGGCGCTTTTCGTTGAAAGATGTATCCCGCACGCCGTAGGGGACAAACACTACTTTGTAGTCTGTGATGTCTGGGTGGCCAGAAGTGTAAAAGTAAGTTTGAGACCCCAGCGAGACGTCCCCTGTAGCGATAATACTGTAAGTCCCGTAATTAAAATTGACTCCGTCAATGTTTAGCCCGTACGCCATTACAGCCTCCCCAGCACCACGCGGAGAGTGTTACCTTCGTAGACGCGAATTTGGTCTCCGTCGATTTCGAGGCGGCTACCTGAAGCGGCGGACTGCACATCTAGCTGCCCGCGGAAAGTAGCATCGTTTAACTCCGCGCTACCGTTCTTAAATAATCTCCAGCCGCTCGACCCAGACACGTAAGTGCTCGAGTATATGTCGTCGTTGATTTGCGCAAAGTCGATAGAGGCCGCAGCGATATAGGTTGAAGCCGCAACGTCAAGCCCGTCTATGCTAGTGGCCGCCAAGTTGTATCCGGAGCCGAACAGAATGTTGCCTTGCGCGTCTTTAATTGTCAGGTTTCGAGTGTCTATTTTATCAGCGTCGATGCTACCTGCTTCGATTCTCGTGGCGTCAAGAAACCCCGTATTGATCTTCCCGGCGTCGAGTTCCACGATCTTGGCGTTATCAATTGCCGCGTCCGCGATTTTGGCGTTGGTGATAGAACCGTTCACGATAAACGCGTCGTTGATATACACGCCCGCAGGAACGCTTTCACCGTTAATTGTTGTAGGGGTTGTCTGCACCACAAACGGGAGGGTGTAGCCAATGCTCGGCTGACCCGGCGCGCCTATAGCAAAGCTGTCGGCCCTAACGATGAACTCACTGGAGGGCGTTCCATTAACAACAGAACTGGCCAAGCCGTAACCTGAAACGTAGCCATTAAGATCAACTTTAACTGTGTACTGACCGAACAAGTCTCCCGTTTCACTAACTCGAACGTCTCGCTCAGTTTCTATAGCCGCAGTGTTGTCGCCAACCACGGCAGCTAGCTGCTCTCTTGCGAGTGCTTCGGCGCTGTCTGCGTCCGCACGGGCCTGAACCTCTGCCTCGAATGCCGCGTAGTTATCACCTACCACCGCGGCCAAAGCCTCTCTTGCGGTTACTTCAGCGCTGTCTGCATCCGCGCGAGCCTGAACCTCTGCTTCAAACTGTGCAAAATTGGAACCAACTACTGCCTCTAGGGCTTGCCGCGCTGCTACTTCAGCGCTATCGGCGTTAACACGCGCTTGAACTTCACTGACAAAAGCCGCGTAGTTTTCCCCCACCGTGGTCGCAAGTTGCGTCCGTAAGAGCGCCTCGGCGCTATCTGCGTTTACTCTAGCGGTTTGTTCTTGCTGTATAGCGGCTGTGTTGCCATCGACGGCTGCTGTGATCGTTTCAATCTGCTGAGCAATTTCACCTTCAACGACATTTTGTAGCTGCGAGATGGCGGTGCCACGGGCGAGTGCCTCTTGGTGCAACCGTTCTGAAACAGAACCCAACAAGGTAACAGGGCCGTCGATAAGATCAATTCTGGCTGTTAGGTCTTGGTACAACTGCCCTTCAGTAATCTTGCCGGTTAGCAGCTCTAAAAGAAAAGCAACATCCGGAGCTGTCTCTCCGCGAACACCTTCAGTGCCGTGGTAGGGGCCAACGACCCCCAAAACGTTTACAAAGCGAACCCAGTACCAGTACGTGGCAGAAGTGCCGACGTTGTGCGCAAAGAATTGACCGGGAGCCATTCCCACTAGGTCAGCTTGCCCAAGACTCGGAGCCACGTCTAATTCTTTTTGCTCGTCGGTCTGCTCAGCGGCCCATATCTCAGCGTACGAGTGGCCTTGGTAGGCAGGCTTGTCCCACGTGACCATTATGTTGGCGAACGCGCCGCTGGCCTCGACGTTACTTGGCCGCAACGGAGTACCCGCCACGACCTCGCCCGGAGCAAGAGTTAAGCCGCCATTGTACTGCGCGATACCCGCAGCAACAAGCTGCCTAGCAGTGACGACGTCGTCTAGCCCCCCGCCGTTCATAGCCTCTCGGACACGGTCAAGGTAAGTTCGCAAGTCACGTGGGATGTTGCTTGTGATCGTTGGGAGTTTAGGCATCGCGGAGCTCCGACGCGGAATGAGCCATCGCTATCGAAAAGACCTCAGACGCCCCTTCCACCTGCATCTCCCAATCGCGCCCAACGTGCACAGGTAGGCGAAACGGGTCGCGAGAAGTAACGGTTTGAGTACGCACCACACTTCCATCGGTGATACACGTCAATGTCATAGGGTAGTTTTCTGCTTCGAGCTGAGCCCACCCAAAGCTCATGGGCTTCGGCATAGTAAATTTCTTAGACCGCCAGATGTAGTTCTTACTACTCCCGTAGCCCCACGCTTTTATTGCCTTGTCGTCCAGCGCAAGAAAGAGCTTATCACGTTGTAGGTCTTGGAAACCTGCCTCAACATAGACATCATGCAAGATAAACTGACCGCTCTTCATGTCGAAGATAAACCCGCCTCGCTTAGTGCCGTTATCGTAGAAACCGATGTATTGATTGTCCTGCTGGTACGCGTGAATGCTCTCCGGCTTGAAGTAAGCCTGCCAGTCTTTAAAACCAAAGTACTGAGACGTTACGATGTCGGAACCACCGGGGGCCAAACGCATAAGCCCATCAGGCGCAGCGTAGAATACGGCACCCCCGTGGCTAACAATGCTGCGCTTAGAAACACAAGCCTGTTGAATATCTGCTTTCACGACAGCCATAGAATCAGGGTGCGCGCCTTGGATTAGGTACGGGTTTCCAGTCGTCAAAACGGCCAGTGTGGTATCCATTCGGCCTAACCCCACAACAGGGTAGTCAATGGTTTGAATATAGTTTTCCGGCCAAGCATGGGGGTGGTACGGGTCACAGAAATAAATGTCCCGACCAACAAAACCCGCCATCATACCGTTCGGAAGGTTAATCAACCCCTTTAGCTCCGCTGGCGGTTCCGCCCAGTTCAAGGTCAGCAACTCTTCAGCCAGTGAGTCTGCTTCTACCTCGTCGACGTAAGATTTAGACGCCGCTGGAATTTCCGCAACAAACAGATAAACGCCATTGGTGGAACGGTAAATTCTTCGGTGCGTCACTAAGTACTCGCCGCTTGGAACGTCCTGCAAACCTGTCACAGAAACCGTCTGACCTGTTACAACATCCACGGAACCAGACGCCGGAGCAGGAGCGGACTCAAATTCAAAACCCGACTCTTTGTTGACCCACGTCCACGTGTAGATACGAGTTTCCGCGGTTAGGTCTTCGTCGACGTAACCTTCCGCTGATAGCTGCGCGTAAACAGGAACTTCAGCGTACGACCCTCCTCGGATACTGAACGACGTGTTGCCCCCAGTGGCGACCGACCGGATCACAGCAAAAGGCTCAATAGCACCATAAGTAACTACTGTTAGCCCGTAGCTGTTTAGTAGGTTGAGACTAGCGATCTGAAAAAGCTCTGGTAGTTGCGCGTACGCAGGATCGTTGTTGTTAACGGTAATCTTTAAGTACTTTCCAGTCGCAGCACTGAGGTCGGCCTTGGTCACAAACAAAACTGCGGGGCCAGCGGCCTCAGAGCCCTGCGAGGTTAAAGAGGCAGCTTCCGCGTCGGCCGTGCTTCGAACATACTTTATATAACCGTCCGCGCCGCTCGCCGCAGTGCCCGGCTGGATTAACACGCAACTGCCTTTTGCGGTCACGACCAGCTGCCCCGCCGCCGCGGTAGATAAAACAGATGCTAAACTGCTTGCCGTATGGGGACCAGTGGATGTCACTGTAGCAATTGGCTCTGCTGCGGTGTCATCGCTCACATAAAGTTCTATCACGTCATCCGCTGAGATCGACCCTACCTCACCGTCTTCTATAACCAAAAAGGCGTTAGTGTCCGTTGTCCCAGTCGCGGATAAGTTGGGGGACGAAAGATACGTGAAGTTATCGGAAACAGAGTTAGGCTCGACACCCGTTTGGTACTTAATAAACAGGCGAGCATCCACGCCCGATACATCCCCGTAAACCCTTATAGAGTTGTCGATGGTCTCCGCCGTAATCGGCAAGCCGGAAGTATTCAGAGCCACCATGATGTCAGACAAACCGGTGCCACCTAAAGTCACGGTGGTGTAACTGGCGTCGTCATCTGTAGTAGTGCTTACCATGATACCGTAATCGGTGCTCATCTGCGCCCAATGAGACGAGTACAAATATATTTCCGGAGGGTATTCGTCCGGATCAAAATCGTTTGCCAGAGGAGTGCACGCCTGTGTAGGCGCGGGAAGCCCTAGCGGGCGCGTTTCAGCGGGGTAGTTGGGGCCGGAAAGAGCGATAGCGTTGTATGTGGCTTTTGGCCCGCCGTCGCCCGTGAAGAAGGTCCACTCAGAAGCGTCGCCCGCTATTTGTCCGCGGCACACGTCAACGTCTTTATTCCAGTGAAACCAGTACTGGGTGTCGGACTTAATGTCCTGACCAAAACGATATATTGTTTTAGGAACACCCGTCTTGGTGAGTGTGTGTAATGTGTCCCCCAACCCACTAAGAGGTTGTAGGCTTCCATTAAACACAGGACAGTTCAGGGCGACTTGCGCCTGCGAGTCTTGGAGGTAGCGAGGTGGAACTTTGGGAGCGATGCCACCGAAACTGTTTATTTTTAAGGCTGGCATCTAAACACCTCAGCTCATTAATTCAAAATGCGGACCGTCAATGAAAGGACGCCGACCTTGGCTGCGGCGCAAGTCAATATACTCGTTCATCGCCTCCTCCATCGTGCCATCCCACTTGCGGATGTCGTCAATGTGCCAAGCAGCGCCCCAACGAACAGCGACGCCAGCTAACTCAGCGCCTTCCTTCATCGCGTCAGCAATGTCGTCATAGAGATTCAGTTCCCATGATGCGCGGCCCGAAATATATGCCATGAGGTCGACGGCCTTCCCATCGAGGTGCTTAGACTTCATGGTCTGAGAGGCACCCTTCGCCACAAGGGCTTTTTGCATTTCGAGTGTGCGGAGACCTTGGATAACGCCGAAGTCAGTCTTGGTCGCGTTGATTGCATACCGAACCACTGCAACAAGATCATCATCGACGCCGTCCATTCGGTCCAATGACCGTTGTGATAGCTTGAAAGTCATTTCTTTTTCCTTTCGAGGAACCCTTCAGCAGCGCCAGCGCCAAAGTAAAAACCGAGGATGACCAGCATGGCCCAGCCAATCTGGAAGTCTTCCAGCACTGCTTGCACCTTGGCCGCGTCAGCCACGCGGTCCATCAGCGTAAAGCCCAGCACCATGGCGAAGCAGGTTAAATACACAGCAGTAAAAGAGAACGCGATGACACGTTGAGCCAGCTTGAATGGAGCGTAAGCGTTCATCACATCAACTTTGGCTTTGGTCTTGGCCGCAATCTCCTCTTCCGTGGAAGTGTGGAAGCTGTCGATTAGGTCAATACCGGACTTGATTACGTCACCTGACCCAAAGATTTTCCCGAGTATTCCCATGATTATTTCCTCATCATAGCTTCTTGCAATGACTTGATAGTTGTTTGTGCAGCCGCCAGCTCAGCCTTTAAATCGCCAATGCTTTTAAGCAGCTCTTCTTTTTCTGAGACCAGCGTGTTGACCTGATCCGCCAGTCTATCAACTTGCATCTTTAGTGTGTCGTTAAATTCATTTCTCTCCGAACGGTCTTTCATTAGTAGGTCGTGCCCTTGCTTAGCCTTCAGGCTCAATAACTGCCACATACCCCCCGCGCCTATGAGGGCGATCAAAATAGGCGTTAGCATATTCATGTCGATATTCATTTTAGCGACTCTCCCTCAAAAACTACCTCGAAGCGCTCAGCTTCTAAGATTTGCCGGTGGACTAAGTTAGCTAAGTACAACGACCACACAGCCATCATGGAGCAAGCAATAGAGTGAGAAAGAAAGTTCAACGCGCTCGTGTCATGCGCGTTCCGGGTGACTGATCGCATCCCATCCGCTGTCATGACATGGTAAACAGGGTGCTGTGGGGCGACGTCGTGCAGGAAGTAAAACGACAAAACTAAAAAGGACAACGTGAAGTCGAGTAGTAAAGCACGTTTCAGCCACTCGGGGCGAAGCCACACGGTGGCAACCAACACAAGTAGGGAAGCCCAAGCCCAAGCCCATAAAATAACTTCCGGCACCATCCCCGCAAACATTCCCGCGTACGTGACGCCCACAATGGAAAACGCAACGTGTTGCGCCGGTCCGTTTGCGGACCGAATGGCCTCGTAAGTACCTTTTATCCCTCGCGTAGTGGGCATTGTGCGACCGCTCCCCTGAACTCAGCTAGGCTACGGATGCTCCCGGCTCCGAGCGAACTTTGTATAACATGCTTACGTGTTAACACATTGTAGCGTTAAACACCAGAGGAGTCTACTTGGACTTACCCATGCAGCGTTTCGCTTTCGTACACTTCGTGGGAGTCGGGCAGCCCTTACACGGTTTGAAGGGTGCTGCTTTTTTTGCTGTGCTCTTTTTCGCTGTTTTGCTATAGGCCATACTATTTCCTTTTCTTGCCACTGGAGGTTGTTGACCACTTAACCCGCTTGGGGCCGGTCTTCTTCGCGGCTTCCGCTTTGGTAATCTTAGAAGCCACTTTCTTTGGCCGACAGGCGGGATACGCTCGTTCGGATTTTCCTTTGGCTGATTTGCGACCGCAGGCTTTACCCGTCTTAACGTCGGTCCACTCTTCGCCGAACCACTTACCTAAGCCCCCTTTGGCGCTAGGCTTTTTTGCTTTTGCTTTTGCCACTTTTAGCCACCTTGTTGTTGCCGCCGGTCCAACCGCCACCTTTCTCTTTGTACCACTTAGCTGCCCACGCGTTAGCATATGCAGACGGGTAAACTTTGAACTTCTTCTTAGCCGCGGCCTTTGCGCGAGACCAAAGAGCAGAGTTGGTCGGAGTTGCTTTGCTCATTACCACTTCACCTTATCGGCCCAATATGCAGCGGACATCTTACCCTTGGCGATGTTCTTGCCGTGGCGGGCCTTGAACGACGCGCGTTTCTTCTTCATCTTGTCGCCTTCACCGGCTTTTGGTTTACCGGCGGTCTTAGCGCCCTGCTCACCGAAACGGATTGTCTTAACTTTGTCGCCCTCTTTCGCCACGACGACGTGGGATTTCTTAGGGTGGCTTGGGGTCCGCTTGGGTTTATTGAAGCCTGCGACCCCTGCGCGCGCTAGTCTTGGGTCTTTTTTACTTTCGGCCATCCTACTCTCCTTGCTTCCGCCTCTGCTATTTTTTTGTCGGATGTTATTATGACAATTTTCCCCGACGCATCGTACACGACGTACTTACCGCTTACGTTTTGGTGCAGCGTCAACTCGCATCACCACTTCCCCTGCTGACGGCCGATTAGGTAAAGAACAGCCAGCAGGCCAGACACACCCGCTAAAACTACCAGAACCCCCAAGGTCCACTCTACCACGGCTCGTTTAAACTTCTCTTTCTTGTAAATTTCTTCTTTACGCTGCTTGCGCATCTTCGCCTCGATTTGCAAAACTTCGTCCCAAGCTGATGGACCATATTGAAAACTAATGAAATTTTTGATTTCCTTGCGCATTTCGGACATCTTCTTCTTTTGCGCAAAAATTTCTATGGCGGTATGAGTGTCTGATCCTTTGAAGGAATACCAAGGGGGGTTTTTAGCCTGCTCTTCCGCGAAAGCAAAATCACTACAAGCCTTGCCCCATTGACCAAGCTGTCCAGAAATATCTTGAAGTTCACGGCCTACAGCAATGCCTTGCTTGATCGCGTTATAGGCTGAAGTGGCTAGGCCAACGGCTGTAATAGGATCAATCATGCGGCCGTGTACCTCGCTGGGCAGTAGGCGTCTGGGTGGACAACGTGCCGTCTATCGTACCACTGGCCGTTCACCCCACCGGGTGCGCCGCAATCGTAGTAGCAGGCTTTGTAGAACACAGTGCCATAGTTGTTGGCGAAAGCGTGCCCGTACCCGACAAAGACAAGAACGCACCACATCTCACACAACCACCATCCGTCTAGCCTTTCTACGTGCAGTAGGGGGGCCAAAACCCCCCTACTTTCATTACGCCGCAGCCCAAGCGTCGTACGTCTGTACTTCTCCGCTGAACGCCATAACCTCTTCGGTTGTGATGGTCGCGGGTAAGTCGCGTAGGTACTGACGGTATCCTGCGTAGGATGTTTGAGATGCCTCATCCAATCCGTTGTCGAGGAACTGTGTACGGTCGGTGTCTGCTAGTGCTGCATTTCGCGCTACGCGAACAGCGTTCAGAGCGATTTCTTCTTCTGGTGTTTCAGGTGTCATAATTTTCGCTCCTATTAGTTAGTTATGATGGTTTCATCAACGCCTGCGTGTGGGGCGTTCTTTGGGTAAGTGCCGCCTATAAGTAGGCGAGCACCGCCGAAGCCGCCTGCACAGGTACGGGTGTTACCGGATACAGATGTACCGCCGCCCGCGCCGCCACCGCCGTAGGCTCCGCCTTCACCGTGGTAAATGGTGTATGGGTCCAGACCTGTATTCGCGCCGCCTACAACAGTTGAGGAGCTGTTGTTGCTTGGCCCACCATCGAAACCGCCGGAGCCGCCCTTACCTTGGTACTGACTGCTGAAATCATTGCCTTGGTTTCCCGTTTGACCTTGCCCGCTCTCACCTTCGCCATAAAGACCGACCCCGCCTGCGCCCGCGTGGCCGTAAGTAGATGATTCATAACCTGATGAACCACCGCCTGCGCCGCCTGTGCCGTTTTGGGAGTCGTTAAAGGGGTTGGAGTTCCACCGAGTGTTACCGTAAGAACCGTTACCACCGCTGCCTGTGTAACCGCCTGCGCCGCCGCCGCCGCCGTAACCGTTTTGAGATGTCAAACCGCCGCGACCGCTGTCTATGTTGCCCGGAGTGATCGCACCTGCGACTGGATTACCGTAGCTAGTGTTACGTGATGCACCGCTATGCTGCCCACCTTGCGCTCGGAAAAGCTCACCACGCGAGTTGGATTCTAGGATAGTGGGTCTACCTTGGTTAGTGCCGGTCGATCTGCCCGGTATTGTAAGTGTTAGCACTTCTCCGGGTGTCACCTCGAAGTTCGCCCACGCCAACGCAGCACCGCCGCCTGCGGAGTTAGCCCAGCTATAATTCCCAGAACCGCCTGAACCGACTAAGACCGCTGCCATCGAAGTTACGCCAGCGGGCACTGTATAAGTCTTTGTGGCTGAAGTGTTGTTGCTCACATTGGCTCCTAAAGCGTAGGTTGTACCGATTGTCTTGGCGAGTTGCTCGCCAGCAGAAGCCCCGAAGCCGAACCACTTATGTGTGCCCTGTATGCCCGCACCGGCGTAGTACCACGCTTCGCCAGTGGTGGTGTTGAACCAGAGTTGGCCCAAGTTCGATGCCGATGTGTTGTAAGTTGGGTTATTCGAGTGAAGTATAGGTTCAGAGATATTAGCAAGCGCAGCAGCAAGCGCTGCATCAACGGCCACAGCGTTGTCGGCGAGCTCAGTATTTACATAAGTGTTGACCTGAGAGATAGCCGTCGCCATGTCCTTCATGTCGTAAACACTGCTGAACGACTCAAGCGTCTTTGTTAGGAGGAGAAGGTCTTTCTCCGGTAGTGAGCTAGCATTGTTCAGTTTATTCTGAAGTGTGCTAGTAAAGGTAGAAATATCGACAGTCATTTTAGAACACCTCTGCTAAGATTAAGACTTCGTTGTCATCAATTTTGCCGTTCAACGTTTCGGAGTCGATTGAATCCGCTAACGCTTGGGCTTGGGCTTGTGCAGCTTCCGCTGCGGTTTGAGCTGATTGCGCTGCGACTTTGTAGTTGTCCGCATTGTTCTCGCTCGCTGCCGCGTTGCTTTCTGATGTGGCAGCTGCACTAGCGCTCGCGGCACTCTGAGAGGCGGAGTTTGCTGATTGACTTGCGCTGTTTGAGCTCGCTGACGCACTACTTGCGGCAGCGTTTTTAGAACTTAGAGCGTTCGAAGCACTATTAGACGCAGATGTCTGCGCCGCTTCCGCGTCTAGTTCACTTGCACGCGCGGCGTTCTTACTTGCCAACGCGCTATCCATATAACTATCTGCGTTCTGCATGTAGGTATAGGCGTTCGCTTCGCTACTTGCCGCCGCAGATTGACTTGCTGCGGCCGCTTGACGACTTGCTAACGCGTTAGCAGCTTCTGTCGTAGCGATTGTTTCTGGGGCAACCCACTGCGATCCATCATAGAAACGCAACGTATTTGTGCTGGTGTTCCAGTAAATATCACCGGAATTAAGCGCGTCGCCGTCGTTGTCGGTTGTCGGGTTCGTTGATTTCGGGCCCAAATACTGGTCCCCAAACTGGTCAAATACACTCTCAGTCGTCGCGCGCGCTAGTTCAGCTGCGAGCTGTGCCGCTTCTGCCGCGGCTTGCGCTGTTTGAGCTTGGGTTTTAGCGGTTTGCGCTGCACTGCGTTGGCTAGAAGCCCCGCTCTCAGCGGTCTCGGCGTTTTGCTCCGCTGTTTCCGCAGCCGCTTGAGCTGCCTGAGACGCGTTGCGCGCAGTTTCTGACGCAGCCTGTGCTGTTTCAGAATGACCTTGAGCCACCTCGGAGAGATTTTGCGCGACTTCGGCAAGGTTTTGTGCAGTCTGTGCCGCACTCTCGCTGTTGGAAGCCGCGGTTTCGCTAGCTGCCGCAGCAGCTTGGCTGTTCGCCGCTTGGTTTTTGTAAGTCAGCGATAAGTCTCTGTACGTCTCCGCCAGATTCCGAGCAGCTTGCGTCAGCTCTCGCTCGCTTATGGCTAGTAGTACTTCGCCTTGAATCTCGTCCAGCGCGACGTTATCAATCACTGACTCGATTGCTTTACTAATCAGCAGGAGCTCTTTGGTATCAGTAGAGTTATCCAGTTTCTGCTGGATTGTCGCTCTGAAGGTTTCAAAATTAAGTGCCATATCAGATTCCTACCAAAGCCAGTATCTCAGCGTCGTCGATCTCTTGAGCATCCCTCAACGCAGCAGAGCCCAGCTCCAAGTTGGACCGGGCTTCCGCTGTACTCGTCAACTCCGACAAGTTGTTTGTACGCTCTAACTTTTCCCCGTTGAGGTTCTCAAAATTAGAATCGACCTCGGCGTTCGTGAGGGGGCGCTCAAGAGCTTGTCGTAATGTCAAATCTGCCATGAGTACCTCCTCACTAAACGCCTAGGTGTTTATGCGTTCGAGATCGTTACAGTCCAGTTTACCGTCATGCTGTCGCCCGGCTGCTTGTTAACAACGGGGAAAACAGTCCGGCACAACATCGTGCCAGATGTGGCATCGTTGAAGATACCAGACTCAGTAACTGCGCCTGTTCCAACGCCCGGATCGAACGTGGCAACGTATGTGATAGTATTCGCTGTAACCTCTGTAGAAGTTAGGCCCACACGACTACCTGCGATTTCCGCCTCGAGTGTAGTGTCTCCTAGGTCCGCAGCAGTTGTGCCCTCGCCCAAGCTCATATGAGACATCACTCCATCGGAGCCCTCTTTCATACGAGACACGATGAAGTTCAAACCTGTGTTTACCGCAAGGTTTTTGAACTCATAAACTTCGTTTTCACCTGAAGCCTTACGCAACAGGATAGTTAGCTCACCCTTAGAGCCGACATTTGAATTATGTAACATTAGGGACTCCTATGTAATTTCACGCCCAACTCCGACAAAAGGTTCGGCAAAGTAACTGCTGTCGCAGTAATCTGTCATAACGACGAAGCCGCTGTTCTGTACGTGTACAGATTCAGTCAACTCGCGTCTTAGCGTTAAAGTATGGGCCTCGTTACTAAGCCCGCATGTGTCACTAAGTCGTTTATATGTTAACGCGTAAACAGTTTCGACACAAGTACCATAATCGGAGAACGATTTCCAGTTATTTACAGTGGTTCGATCCTGAACGGCTTGGGGGTCTTCCTGCGAAGGGATTCCCTCAAAGGGGAAATAATACACCAGCGACTCGTCCGGCGCGAGAAGGCCGTCGGCTCTGAACTTTGCTATAGAAATAGAAAGGTGGTCGGTTACGCCCAAATAGTCTGAGATGGGCTTTACCGCTGAAAGACCGACTGCGTCTTCAAACGCGGCCTCGTCTTCTGCCGCCTTAACTACCTCGGCGTTCACTACCTCGGCGGTGTGCGCAGCGTCATCGACGCTTTTGCCGCTAGAAACTAAAACTCTTTCCGGGAGCTCAAGCGTATCTTCCACGGGGCGGTTAATGTGTGACGTCTGGTCGTCGTCGATGTTTGTTTGGCCGAGAAAATCATCCGTCGCGCCTAGGTTATCACTGACGTCTTTAACAAACGCAGAAGTAAGCTGGTCGTCCGTAGTCGCTTCATCTAGCCGCGGAGTCTGCAACCCAAGCGTCGTTTTCTCTGCAAGCTGGGAGGAGTCTTCCAGAGGTTTAGAGAGCGCTTGGGTTACATCCTCCGCCGCAGCAGCACTGTCCGCGAGTGGTTTGCCGACTTGCGCTGCGTAGACGTCACTCGTAGCGGCTGCGTCTTCGCGGGGCTTTACTAACTCATATGGGGCGTCGTCAGTTATACTACCTTCGTCAAAACGCGGTTTAGTAGAACTGTAGGTTGTGGTTTCGCCGACCTTCGGTCTGTCGTGCAACGGCTTAACAACAATCGCAATCTGGTCGTCGTCGATGTTGGCGTCGCCTAAAAAGTCGTCGGTCGCGCCTAAGTCTTCTTTTACATCTTTGGTAAAGGCGGAAGTGACATAGTCGTCAAACACGCTGAAGTCTGCGCGTGCTGCCAAGAAAGAAACGACTGCTTCGTCTAAGCCCGCAACTTGTTCTTCAGATAGTTTGGAGAACTCGTAGACTGCTTTTTCGACTAGACCCGCAACGTCGACCGACGGTTTGTTAACGTCAGATGTCTGCTCATCTACCACGCCTGCGTCGCTATCAGTGACGTTGACGTTCTTGTCAAAGTCCATTGTCTGATCGTCGTCAGGGTTAGCATCGCCGTAGAAATCGTCTGTTACGCCAATGTGGTCGAAGAAGACCTTGATAATATTTACAGTGGTCTCTTCAGATGTAAGAGGTTCGTCTGTAGCAACTTTCTTAACGTAAGCTGTCGTAGCATCGCCTGCGTAAGCAAGATCATCGCCACGGTTCTTAGTTACGTGCGCGGTCTGAACGTCGTCAGATTCAGCGTCGTCGTACACAGGCTTAGTTAGGTGAGAAACATACTCGTCGCCAGACGTATAGGGGTCATCAATCGGGCGCTGTAAATCAACCGTAACGTTATCGTCCGCCGCCGCCTCTACGGGGTCTACAACATTCTTCTCGAAGTCAATCGTGTCGTCGTCCGCCGCCGAGGTGCGCTCGTAGCGAGGCTTAACGACAAGCGCGACTTGGTCGTCGTCGATGTTAGCTTCGCCCAAGAAATCGTCGGTTGCCCCGAGACTGTCTTGAATGTCTTTTACGATCTGAAAATGGTAAGACTCGCTTGTAGACGCTTCGTCAGCCGAGGCTTTCTTGACGAACGCAATAGTCGAGTCGCCCGCGTAAGCGATGTCGTCGCCTAAGCTCTTGGTAAAAATATACTCCAGAACGTCCGGCGACAAAACGTCTTCGAAGCGAACTGGGTGCTTGCCTACGAAGTCTTCTTCGGTGTCCGCAACTAAGTAAAAGTAGCTTGCTTCGGAAACAGGAACGTCAAAGGTAACGAGGACATTTTCCTCCAGAACCTTATCATCGGTTTGAACCGTAGGTACAAGAAATTGTACTTGTACGGACGCTCGAATCATTAGAAGTCTTCCCGAACTTTAAACTTCAAAACGTCGTACACAGTGTGCTTTCCACCTTCGACATCTTGTATTTCAATCTCGCCTGCGTAAACACCGGCGGGAATGTCTAGGTCGCCGGGTCGCCAAACGAACTGACAGCGGCCGCCCGGCCCCGGTACGTCGTAAGGAGGGGACAAGTCTTCCAGACCGTCTTCGTCAATTCGGCCCGCCAAATGATACGCCGTCAGCGTAAACATAATATCTGACGAACCTAGCTCCTTGAATGCCATACGGACTGTGGAGTCTGTTATGTCACGGGGAGCGCCGGTTTCCTCATCGGTGAGAGAAACTAAGACGTTGGGCTTCGTGTCGCCTTGGACTAATTTAATTTTACCAGCCACGATTAATCCCCTTTCGCGCCACGCCGCTAAAACCTACGGCACCGACCCGCAAATTAACGCGGCGGTAGTCTTTCAGTTTCGCTACATCAGCGTCTTCCATAAACATCTTTCGGTAATAGACGCTCAACTCTGGGTTGGACCACTCTTTGCCCGGAATAGCTGTAAGCCGAGACAGCGCGCCGTACGAAATACAACGCCCGTGGTTGTTCCAAATCCACTCTTCTAAGTCAGAAGCATCCAGCGCAGTTCGCAAAATGCCAACACCCTTGAGGCGGTAGCTCGAATCCGGAGTTGGGAACAGTCGAACAGAGTCGTTCTGGTACATAGCAAAATAGCTGGGCCTAGAAGTGGATTCTACTACAGAGCTATTCATGTGCTTATCTGAGACTTTTTGCAGCTCCGCCCCGTTGAGGGACATGTACAAAACGTCATGCAAAACAGTGCCCCGCGGGACATCTATTTCGTAGTCAGGTTCATTGCGAGCTGTAATATCTAGGTCAATGTCGAAGCGCCAGACTTCGCTGCGTCCCAGAAAATCTGAGGCAGCTTCCTGCAAGTGTGAAGTGATGACCACATCAGGGCAGCCGGGGAGGTACGGCTGAACGTATGGGTAGAATACATCCCAGTCTACGTTTGCCATATCAAGTCACCTTACTGCTTGCGGCCGGGGAACTAGCAGCATCAACCTGAGTTTTGTTGCCCATGCCAGTGTTGAAAGCGTTGTACGACGCAACTGCCCGAGCCTCGTTTGATCCGTACTCCGCGTCTTTAGAATAAGCACGGTACAAGACCCAATCAGTGATTGCGCTCTTATATATGTCGTCGAGTAGGATCGCTTCAGTGTTACCTCCGGCTGGATCGAGGTCTGCTTCCGCTAAGGCGTGGCCTACAACTGCGTCGGCGTAGACCACTTCAAGGATCGCGTCTTGCGAAGCTGGAGGGTACACGAAAAATTCTTTAGGTTGCCGAGCATCGTACATAAAATGTTGAATGCTGGTGGCTTCCCGTTCGGCGTGCCATGTGGGGCGTTGATCGTCTAAGACGCTACGAGCCACTAGGCGTACTGCGCGTTTATCAGAACCAACTGCCAAATTGCGCGTAACATCTAGTAGTTTTAGCGCCGAAGCAAACTGAGCAGTCAACTGCTGGCGAGAACCCGCAGCACACGAAAACGCTCCGGTTTTAGCGTTAGCGTCAGGCCGCAGAAGGATGATGGCAAGGTACGCCTCATTAATCCAATTCTGGAGCTCCAAACGAGGCCACCGGATGTTGGTGTCTTGGAGAACGTGTTCGACGTTTTGGATAATGTCGATGACTTTTACAGTAGACATCTGAAGCCTCCTCTAGCGCTTGGGCTTACTTGGGGCAGCAGCTTTTTTAGTTTTCGGCTTTGGGGCTTCGGCTTTAGGTGCGGGCGCAGGCTTAACTAAGTTAGCCAGTGCTTCGCCCTCGGCGGTAAGAACCATTTTGTCACCGACCACTCGGGCCACAACCACTCGTTCGTCGTTCACACGGGCGATAGCCTTGTTGGCAACCAGCTCAGCGCTCACGGATTTAATCAGTTCATCTACAGTCATAGTAACCTCCTGTTAGGTGTGTGAGGGGGGCGTGAACCCCCCTCGAAGGTTATTAAGTAGCGGAACCAACTACTGATGTTACCAAGGCTTCATCCTTAATAACTTTGTGGCCGTAGACCGCGAGACCGCGGACGATGTCGCCGAAGTCGTTTTGGTTACGGAGTGGTTCTGTCTTCGCGATTTGTGATGCGAATGCGCAAGACGCTTTCGTACCAGCAACCATCAAGCGACGGTTTTTCGCGTCAGCCAGTGTCGCACCGCTTGCTGTAGCAGCTTGACCAGCTACGAGACCTTTACCAGCAGCGCCTTTAGGCAGCAGGTTGGACACGTAAACAGAGAAGCGGTCGAGCATACCGATTTTGCCGGTACGCAGTGTAGAGGCCGCGTCGCCTGTGAAGTATGCTTGCGCAAGTTCTGTTTGCATAAGCAGCTGACGGTCGAACGGTGTGATAATCAACCAGCGGCCATCTTCAGGAACGTTCTGCTCGTCGAGAGCAGCTGACATGCGAAGGATCGCGTCAAGCACGTTACGTGGAGTGGATTGGTCGATTGGAGCCGTGTCTGTGCCGAGGTTGTACTCAGCAGACAGTGCACCAGCGGTCGCACCTTGGTTTGCAGCAGCAGCGCCGTCAGTCACGAACCACTTGTAGAAGCAGTCGTTCTCGATAGCGATTTTCAGCTGCTTAGCAGCGTCGTCAGTGAACATGTTCATCAAGTCCATGTCGGCTTGGTGAGCCAGCACGTCGTTGACCTGTACGCTGAAGTATTTACCTTGGTCGATCTGCATGTCTGTGTAGATCGGTGCAGGAACTTCGGACGCAAGAGTTGTACCAGCGCCTGCGTAGTCGTTGATTGTGATCGACGGTGCAGTACGGATACGGATTGAGTCACCTTGGTTTTTGATCTCGCCTTCCCAATCGGTATTGGCAATCTCAGTCATCATGGTGTTCGCGTAGAACTTAGCGTTCAGTTTGTTAGACCACAGTTGTGGAATGAACCCGCCGGAGTAGGATGGGTTTGTGGTGAAATCACCAGTGGTGGGGAATACAGCAGCCATTTTGGCCTCCTAGTTTAAGTTGGTTTGCAACAACCGCTTCCCTTATCTGGTTACGCGTTAGCAGGTGCTAACGTACGCGCCCTTCAAGGTAGGCAGCCGTTATTTCAGCTTCAAGTTTGGCCGCATCGTCTATTTGACCTCGTGTGTTCAAACTGCGAATGCGGTCCCAAGCGCCTTTAATCTCTCGCTCTGAGTAGACTTTAGACTCTTTGCCAACAGCTTTCGTAGCCACGGAGTTCGCGGAACGATTTGGCGCAACCTGCTTCTCTAACTCTGCTTGCCGAACTGTGCGCCCCGTAGCTTCAACTGGTGCTAGCGACTCTTTCCACAGCTTCACATAGTGTGCTACTGCTTCGGCGTCTCCGGCGTTGAATGCTGCGGCCGCTTGATCGCGTCGCGGGCCTCGGAGCATGGGATCATGCTCATTCAACCATGCAACCCACCGTTCATCGTTGTCGATGGAGCTAAAATCAGGGACCAGCTGTGCCAGCCGCTGAGAGAAACCCATTTCTCCAACTTGATTACCGGTTTGCGTCAGTTGCTTCTGAAGCTCCGCGATAATCGCCTCCTGCTGCTCAAAACGCCCCTCGTACTCTTGAGAGACTTCCTTCGCGACACGACGCTGAACGTCAATCAGTTCTTCGCCAAACTCGGCTCGATCTGCATCGGTTACATAACTGACTTTCTCCTTCGGCTTCGTCGGCACTTTGAGCGCTTCAGACGCCTGCTTGTGCAAGGCATCTACTTTACTCGTCAAGTCCTTTACTTGCTGGTGCAAGCGAGGGACTTCAGCATCATACTTCCCGCGTAGGGTTTTGTACTTCTGCTCATAGTCGTCCGCTACGTCCGTTGGTGACGTGTCAGCTGGCTTTACTTCAACAGATTCAATAACTTCTTCCGCTTCGACTGATACTTCCGCCTCGGTATCCTCGGATTTTACCTCAGAAAGTTCAGGCTTTTCGGCCTTCTTTTTCTCCGGCTTTCCTCGGGCGTTCAACGTTTTCTCTAGTTCTTCCACTTCAGCAAGCTGAGCTTGCACCTGTTTTGGCAATGCCATCTTTTTCTCCTTAAAGCACCAACTCTGTTCCTAGCGTCCCGAGGGTATGCTGTTCCCGTTATGGTGTGCTTCTCGTGTTTTGCGCGTATGCGCGGTTTTCTACCTTGGACGATTCTTCAACCGCCGTCAGTATGTCTGCGAATGCTTCTGCACGTCCTTGCAACCGGTGGATAGATACCATGTCGGGCGCTCGCACGAGCTTCTGCTTGGCAGAGTCAAGCTCCGCCTCAATCAACCGTAGAAACGCTTGCACTGTTGGCTCTCTAAGCCGATTTAGGGCTTGTACTGCCTGCGAGTCAGCGTTGTTAAGGTCGATCATACTAAAAAACTATCTGATATGTGTTAACGTGTCAACATATAGACCCTTTAACGTCCGTTTGGACGCGGGCTAATCGTGTTGTCTTGGCGGCCACCCATCGGAGTGCCGTCTTCCTGCAAGTTAGCAGCCTGCTGCATAGCCATCTGCTGCTCTTGCATTTGCTGCTGCATCATCTGCTGTTGCTGCTGCTGTTTCTCAATATCTTCTCGGCTAGGGACAAGACGATCAACGTTGGTGTTAAGATTACCCGCGAGATCGCGCATGAGTTCAGCCGTACCCGCAGGTCCAACAATCTGCTGTGCAACCGGACTCTCCAGAATAAGACGGAGGAACTCATTCTTACGGACAGCTTCAGCTTCCTTAACGACCAACGACATCGCGCCGCGTGCAACAATCTGAACATCGCCAATCAAATCCGGGTCTTCCGAGTACCGCAAGTTTCGCTGGTACTGGCGCTCGAGCATAGGCGTGATAACGTCGTAATCTACGTTGCCGATAACCTGTTTGATGCTCTTGCCTGCGTTAGAAATCAACATGGAGAGGCCAGACGACGTGCGACCTGCGCCCGGTACGTGCTGCCCTGTCATATAACGTGGAATGCCTGATACCTCGTCCGCGAGTTCCATGAACTTCGAGAACACGGCCATAAGCTCCCCTGCGTTAGAATTAGGTTGGAAAAACTGCATCGGAGCTGACGCGTCGCCGTACTCAGACGACTTAAACTGCCAAATCTTCCACGGGTACATCTGTGTGATGTCCTCACCGGCTGGAAGACGGCTTACGTTCACACCGACCTGCGGACCGGAGGAGATACCCATATTGTTTGCAAGCGCGCGAGCAGCCGCGTTACACATATTCTGGGCGTCGATACACAGGTCGGCGACCCCGTTACCGTCTACACGGCCGGGAACTTTCTCGAACGACGTCATGTAGTACGGCTTTCGACCCAATGGGTCGTAGTTCAGCACTGCCTTAATAACGACGTTGTCCACCATCCAAACTTCGCACGGGTACGATTTAGCGGTGTCTTCGATGTCTGCTTCGTCCATACCCCACTCGACGAGGAGGCTGCCCGGAATCGAATCCCAGAGCTGCAACGCAGCAATTACATCCGTGCTTGCGTGGTCGAAGTCTTTATCTGTGACGGACTCCATCTCGCTATCGTAGTGCTCAAGCCACTCCATGCCGCCTGCTCCGAAATCAGCCAACAGGCTGCGGACTGCGTCTTGGTCGTAACCCTCAACACCCAACATCGCCTCGAGGTCTTCTCGAGTTAGATGGTGTAACTCCATGATGGGCATGTTCTGGATGTCATCACCCCACGGAGCCCAATAAAACTTATATGGATCAACGCGTTCCCACTCGTCACGGAGCACGTCTACAGCGGCAAGGCCGCCCTCAACGTACTTCATCGCTTTGCGTTTACGTGGGATCGGACCCTTCAAAACCGCGTACGGGAACGTCGCTAGATCGTTCGTAAACTCGTACATAGCTTTGACCCAGCCGCCTTCGGTCAGCTGGTCTTCCATTTTCTTCTCCATGCGGTCCACGCGCTTAGTAGCTTCGTGGGACATCGCGCGCATGGCGGTATCTTTCATACCCGCAGCAAGCTCTTTCATCTGCATCGGGTCGATAGGATCGTTACCCGCAGAGTAATACTGCTGAAGGTTCATCTGCATGATGCGTTGCAGGTTGGCTACAACCTGCGGAGGAACTTCTGGGATCGGTGTGGGAGATATAGACCAAGGCTTATCTGCTCCGGTGCCCAGCAGAGTATCGCGCAGCCACGCTGTAGCTGTACGACATTTCGTACTGACGATGCCCATAAAGATTTCTGAGCCGCCTTGCTCACGAATCTCCGCTAATTTGTCGGGTTCGTACTCCATGTTGCGCGCACGAACACACACCGAAAGCCGATCCTCGACGTTCGTGCGTTTGTGGTCGCGCATCACTTCCCACCGCTTGCGGACGTGCGCAGCCAGTCCCTGTATCATAGGCGTCATCTGCTTTTCAGCAGATTGGCGTTTGGCCTGTGCTTCTAAATCAGAAGCACGTGCTACCGGGATAAGAGCGGAGCCTAGTTCCATTCAACAACATTCTCACATATGCGACGTATGAACACTGTAGCTTTAATCTGCTAACACGTCAACAGATTAGGTCCAGCCCCTAGAGGACACCTTCACGACCTCTCGGCGTTCGTCGGTCGCTGCCCCTCCCCCAAACATCTCTCCACCGTCGGCGTGCATACACAGGTACTGGAACGCGTCAGCGACATCAGACCACGGATGCGACTTCTCGGGGCTCTCGTCCCGCACACCTTTCGTATTGATCTTATAG